AACACACACTGATATAAAGCCATTTAGGATATATATACCACAAATAATACCACAAACATTTATGTAATAATAAATATTATTTATTATTACATTGAAATAAATATTCGTTATAAATAGTTTTTATATCAAGATGTTTTTTCTCAAGGTTTTTATAAAATGACTTTAATTCTTTTGTTTCAAGTAGTCCAGAGAAGATTTTTTCAACAGCGTTCTTCTTTCCCTCCACGTAACAAATATATTTAAAATCATTAAAGCTGTATACTCTCATGTCATAACCTCACAAAAAACAATATCTTCTATATTAATATCAATTATTCGTTCGTCAAAGCGCTGTAATTGAACTATATTTCTTTCATGGTCCAAATAAACAGGCACTACATACTTGTATCGCACATGATGATTATTCTTTACAAACAGTACTTCTATTGACCAATTTCTTTTTAACGCATCTGCTAACACTATTGAGTGTTCTAAAATATCATCAATTAAATTATACATGTTCTTCACCTCTTGTAACATTATACGAACAAACGTTCTTTAAATCAAGAACAAAAAGAGAGAAAGTTAAAATAATGTTTGACTTTATATAATACATGTATTATAATATACATATAGAAAGGAGTTGAGACAGTGAAGGATGTTTTAGAGGAAATAAAAACAGTCCTCGAAATTATCACTCTTGCAGTAGCGCTCGTAACATTACGCAAGAAAGATAAAAACAAGGACAAGTAAATCAGAGGGGTGAAATTCCCCTCCCTCTAATAAATTATAACACGCCTTTCACAAATTATGAATAAATATATCTGGATTATATTAATTGTTATTGCTGTAAATGGTTTGGCTAGCTACTTTCAAAATACTGTTTTAACTATAGCTGCTATTCTAGTGACATTAGCCTGCTTAGTATACCTTATGAAACTTATAAAAAGGAAGTGATTTAAATGAAAGATAAAACTACTTCTGATGCACAATTGAAAGCAAATAAAAGTTGGCAAGAAAAAAACAAAGAACATGCGAATTATTTAAAAAGCCGTTCAGCTGCACGATCTTTCATCAAGAAAAAAGCCACTTTAGAGGATTTGGCAGAACTGGAAATTGCAATAAAACAGAGAAAAGTTGAAATAATTTCATTAGATAACAGCCCTGAATGAGAGCTTTCAGGGTATTTTTTTGCATAAAAAAAGCCCTAACAGTGAGGTTAGGGACTGACATATATAAAAATAGAAGTTGACAACTTTAAGGCGACTACCTCAACAGGCAGCTTACAAGTTATGACTAGCCTTGACTAATCATTTATGCGACACTCAAAGAATTATTATCTAACTTCTTAATCAAGAATAACAAAAATTAAACAAGTTATCAAGTATTTCAGGCATTTAATTATAACAAATATCTAAATCACAAATATGTCGCGGGAAATAATGGTCACAACCAATATTACATAAACTTAGGAGTTCTCTATTTTTCTTATCAGGCTTATGTGCTGATACGTGGTTTCTACATACTCTAAAAACTGTGTTAGCAAATAAGTCTACAACTTGAATTAAATCTTTATTTTTTGAATCCTTATATGACGTTTCAACAGAAGAGAAAATTGGGTGTTCCATTGTAAATTTAATAGTTAAATATTCTTGTAAGCTATTTAATGATTCAATTGCGGTATTTCTATCATCTATTTGCATTTTCAAATAGTTATTTGCTGGATTAATTGGTATTTTAGAAATTTCATTTACCGTTAGATAAATGAAATAATTAAAAGACAAAGATGTATTATTCAACAGATGATTGACTAGTTGGTGGTTATCGACTATCTTAAAATGAAATTTAGCATCTGATTTTGTTGAAAGCATATTAAATATTAATTTTTTCATTTCAAAAGGCATCTCTGAACCTTTTATCTCTTTTGTAATATCTAACTTACTAGATGGATACCTTTTAAGATATTTTAATTTTGCATCTCTGAACTGTCTAATTACATTATAAGGTTTCTCTGTTTCTAAAAAAGCAATAACAAAATATCTGTTATTAAAATTTTTATTTCTAGTTATAGTTCCTGATTCATCTACAAAAAGTCTCATCCCAAATTCTCCTCTTTTTAACTTAAATTATATTATACTAATTAAGTTTGAGGAAGTGGAACGTATGTACTTAAAATTCGAAGTTATAAAAAATTTCATTCAATGCAAAAACAAAAAACCCCCGCAAAATGCGAGGGCGGTAGTTTTATTTCAAGAAGTAGTTTGCTGTGTAATACCAGCCATCCTTTTCATACCAAAGTTCCAGATAACCTTTCTTGTTGTCATACCAAGCTAGTTTAACACCCGGCGCATACCACTTGATTTTTCCCGAATTTAATTTCGTGTTATTCCAAACTGGAATGCGCAGGTCTTTCGCGCTTTTAATTCGAACTTTGATGCGACCTTTTGCGTCTTTTTTAGCTACAACACCGCAAAAACTCTTATACATGTAGTATAGTTTGTCGTCAATATACGTCTTGTACCAATACTGATTATGCTCATATACTAAGAACTCAGTTCCCGATTTATACATGCGCACAGGATTTGATTTAAAGTCCATTTTCGGCAGTAATGGCGCACTGTCAACGACTTTGCCGTCGTGACGATTCGGATTTTTAGATGTAATACGCTTGTACTCATTTATAATCGCTTGTTGTAACGCTGACCATCGGTGTTCGGCTAAAACGCGATGCGGGCAATATTTCCCGCTCCAGTCTTGATGCTTTTTAATCGTGCTTGTTGATGCGACAATTCCTTGCTGTACGCATAGCCCTGCAATATACTTGATTGCATTTTGCTCTGACTTTGTATATCTGGAGCCTCCAGATTTGCTGTAACAGATTTCTACACCGACGGTATTCCTGTTTCCATATCCATTTCCACCATCGCCACAGTGCCACGCATTTCTATTAAAAGGAACGACTTGAATAGCTTCTTTATCATCTACTGCGACATGGAAACTAACTTCATTATTGTTGTTCTTACAGTAATCCGTCTCATTTTGTGCTGTAGCATCATTGTACGTATTGTGTACAGTGATTTTTTTTGCCTTCATCACATTTGGTGCTTTGATGCTATATTTTGAGCTAGAGACTAGATTTTGTCTAAAAGGTACCCCGTTAACTGTAGCCATTCTTACTCCACCCCTTCGACTTCATTTTCTCGGAATCCCTGAGTTATTCTTTCGTTATCAATATAAAAAGAGACAAAGAATAAATCTTTATCTCCTTCTTCGTGAACAGTTTTGGTAACTATTCCTTTATACTCGCTCTTAGCAATGATGTTTTTTGCTGTCTCATCTAGCTGTTTATCATTCTTTACGCTATCTGTATCAACTACTTTTACTTTTTGCCCTTTACTGAATTTCATTTGTCTTCATCCTCTCCATATTTTTTAGCTCGATTAGTAAATTGTTCAAATAAACCAGTTCCGCCTGCTCCAGCTAGTGCACCTGCCCAAACCATTGTTGCAAGCGATCCAGAACCATCTAAAAATGTCGCTAAGGCCCCTAAAATGGCCCCAACAAAAATACTTACTGTTGGAAGCCATTTCGAAGGAATTAGCTCTGTTTTTTTAATTGCTTGCACAAAAACAGGCGTTACAACTACTAAAAATGTCATATAAACTAGTAACTCTTTTCCAAACTCCATTTTCATCATCCTTCACTTTGTAATTTTGTGTTCTAGTAAATCTACCTTATGCGCTAACTTACCAACGGATTTTGACAGACTGTCAATTGACTGTTGTTGTTGACCCATCATGTCATTTTGCTTGTCCATCAATCGTTGCTGTTCGTTCATCGTACTAATAAACTTATCTCGTTCTTCTTTCGACTCTTTATCTCGCTTTTCGCGCTCTGTTTCCATTTTGTCCCGCTCTTCTTTCATTTCTACTCTTACTATTTTTGAGTCATCCCAGATTCTTTTAGTAATAATCAACAAAATAATAAACAGTGCGACAAATAGCGCCGCGAAAAACATTTCTTTTGCTAAAGCATAATCAAATACTTTCGTTAAGCCTTCATACATCCCAATCATCCCCTATTTTCAACATAAAAAATAAGCCTACTCGGCTTTTGCTTCTTTCATAGCGATTATTTCATCTGCTTGTGATCTCGTTATCTTTTTTAAAGTAACGAACTTATTAACATCTGCTTCAGTATAGTAGCCGCCTAAAAAATAATCTTTTACTTTTTCATACCAGTTAATCATTACAAAACACCTGCCTCCGCGAGAGATAAAAGTAAGTTTGCATTATCTTGTTGCGTTTGTTCTGTCTTCTGCTCAACTTCCGCTACATATAGCATTAAGTCCGCATAATCTTGAGTTAATTTTTCAAGTTCTGTTAAATGTTGCGGTTCCGGAATGCTTGCTTCTTCACCAGAACTCCATTTTTGCTTTTTCGTATTAAAAACCGGATTAATTGCTGGTACTGGTGGTTCAATTAGTGTATAGCCATCCGGAATCTTCTCCCCTTTTTTTAAAATAATTAAGTCGTCACGCTCAAAAATGCCTTTGTCGTCATATTTAAAAACTTTTATTAACTCGCTCATGTTGTCACCTCTTTAGTTAAATAAATTATGCCGTCGAGACCAGTGTTAACATCCGTAGCGCCGACTCCAACAATGTTTATATCTCCACCACTGCTTAAATAAATATTCGCTTGATTGCTTGCTGCTGTGCTCTGTTGAGCAGCAGAATAAAGCTTGTTCCAACCTGTATCCGGAGCTAAAAATGTTGGTGTTGTTGCGCATACGCCTGTTCCCGTTCCAGTGCCTTTCCCGACAATGCCGCCAACGAGCACTAAAAATCTATTGCCGAATTTAACGTATCGAGCGACAAGTGTTTGACTGGCAACAAACCCGTTTTTTGGCGTCAGAGTAACACTTTGTACAGAGCTAGATAGTTCAAAAAAAGCTTTTGCATCAGCAAGTGCTTTATCTGCTTTAGCCTGCGCGCCTTCTACTGTTTCTTTTGCATTCCAGTTTGTTTTATCAGTCGCTGTGACATGAATATCAGCATCATTAACATGTTCATCCAAAACAGTTTTTTGTGCGAATTGAGCGGGATTTAAGTTATCAAACTGCTGTTGCAAGTCATCTGCTTCACTTTGAAGCTTACTAGTTTCTGTATTGATTTTTTCATCAAGTGCCGCAATTTCACTATCTAAACGCACGCTTTCACTTGTCACTTCATCATGTAGTTCAGCAATTTCTAATTCTACAGCATGTATCATTTGTTCTAATCTCTCGAAATCACTTATATAGCTTTCTGCTACTACTTTTCCTTGCAACGGGTCTTTTTCAACATAATACGTAAAACGAGGCATACCAGATAGCTCTGTCCCATCTTCATTTTGCAAAATAAAACGGGCTGTATCATACACTCCCGGAACAGAAAATGCTTCTTTTACAAATGTGTATTCGAAGTAACCTTCATTCATTTTTTCGTTACTAAAATGTAAATCGTCAATTACATATTTGACCGTGCCCGGTAAAACTACCGCGAACGTTGGCTTATAATCTGTTAAGTCTTTCAATTTACCGTTTTCGACAATTTGAACTGCTATCATCAGAGAATCAATATCACCTTGAACTGCTTCAATGCGCTCAATATTCCAAGATTTTCTATTTAAGTCTAATGTTGCGTTTATTTTTCTTAAAGCAGTCATTTACTCACCTCGTTTACTAATTTATTTACTAAGTTTTTCAACTCTTTTACCTCTGCTTTTAATGCTTCTTTTTCTTCTTCGTTTTCTTTTGCGTATTGATATAGCCACGCAACAGAATTATATAAGTCAATTGCTTTTCCGTCGGCTGTAGTCAGCGAATCAGAAGCTTGTTCAGCTATAAATCCGATTTTCTTTTCGTTTGTTTCATCAGCAATATGCGAATAAGTGAAAACATCTGTTTCGTTTATGACTTGCTTAGCTGTTTTACCAAACGCAGTTTTCTTTACTTTACGTATATTTTTCTTATATTCTTCTGAACTAGCAGTCTCAAAATTACTAGCTCGATGCGGCACATAACGTAATTGTGGACCGCCACCGGAAATCCAAGTATGGCGATCAATAGAAGCGGTTTTACCATCAGAATTAGCACCAATACAGCACCAACCGTCGCTTTGAATTAAAGGTGTTTCAATTCCCGCAAAAGGGGACAGTCTAACAACCCTATCAGCATCTATCGCACCCGTATTTTCATTCACAGCTTCAATAGCAAGCCCTAAATCTCCATTCGTGTTCATTCTCATTTGCATAGCGGGATAAGGTTTTGTCACCGATTTTGCGGTTAAATGGAAACCAACACCTCCGCCCATTTTCAGTTCTTCTTTATATTGAGGTGCTGGGAGACCTGGTAAAAAACTTGAATACAATGTGTCAAAAAAACCTGATGAGCCTGTTATGCTTACCCCTTCAATATCGATAGCCCTTAAGGTCCCTGTTCCAATCCAATCGGCAACAAATTTACCATCTATTCCCCATGCGGTTTTAGGAATGCCGGTTATCCCATTTTGATAAAACGCTATACCTTCTCTGTTCATAACCATCACTTTTTTTGCAGTATTCACATTGTCAGTGTCCATAAAATACATGGTCGAAGGTTTAAATGTTGGGAAAGTATAAATGTTACCTCCGTTTGCGCCTTGGATACTATCTCCTATTGCTTTTAATTCATTCTGCATCCAATCCTGAGTCGGAACTTCGTCGATAATTTTGCTTATATCTGATTTTAATGTGTCTGTGAAATCTGCTTTCACACTACCAAGCTCAATTTCTTCATATTTTTCAGTAATAACATTATATTTTGTTCGAACAGCTTTTGCAGTTATATTTACGTTTAAATCTGGATGATAAACTGTGACTGTGTCTCCTAACTCGACTGCTTCCAAATTTTTATATTTTTCATAACCTGTCATTTCAGAAAGTGGCTCAAAAGATACTTTGATATTCATTTCTGGTATATCTGTCTTATTATTCATAAAATATTTACCCGCTACATTTCGAAGTGTTGTTACATCTGTCACTGTGTCATCAGATGAGTAATCAACTGCCAAGATTTTTACATTCGAATATGCATTAATATGTTCACTATCTATATATTTTTCAGGCAATACAATCGTTTGCTCATTACCATTTGAATCTTGCTTATTCGCGAATGGATAAATTCGAGTAATTACATTTTCCGTATCTACATCAGTTTCTAATCCAGTTAAATTTTTCCGGTATCTAATAGATGCAACTTTATCTCTCCCACGTCGTTTTAATAGTTTTATACTAAAGTTATCACGAACTAACTCCCCTCCCCATGTATCCAAGAGAGAGCCTTCGACTCCCGCAATAATTTCAAGGGGATTTTTTCGTTGTATACTAGTACTTGATAACGTAGCGATGTCTGACGTTCCAGAAAATTTAGAAGGATAAGCAGTAGAAGAAAACAATTTATTTAATGCGGCACCTGGTGTAATATTTTCGACCGTGAAATCTTCTACAAAATTTGAAGTAGCATCATTTGTAATATGTTTAGCCTTCACTATAATGGAGCTGGTAAATTCGTCACGCACTATATTGTATGCTCGGAAAAGCTGAAAATTTTGCACTTCATTTGACTTTACTTTGAAAATAGACTCGTCACTTATTTTATCGAATAGCCTTGCTGTTACAGGATATTCAATTGTCAACTCACACGGTCCATTCAATGTTTCGTCAACTGTTGCAGTGATAATGTCTTTTAGTAGACCTAATCCATTATTTTCAAAATCTGTATTTTTTGACTCATATAAAATTGGTATCATTACACATACCTCCAATAAGGATTGACTTCGATTTTCTCTATATTTCCAATCCAATCGAAATAATTTTCTCCTACATTAAGCACCGGAAAATCAGGAGTAAACATTTTATTGTCAGCTGTGGCAATAACATCATTCACTGTCTTGTACACCATCAGATTTTCACAATCAAGCTCTATATATTCATCAATATCTTTAAAAACAAAGGTATTTCCTGAAATGTTTAAAGTAACATCTCCGGTCGCATAAATTTTCATATAAGGCTGTGATTCTATAGTTCCTTCATTGACGAGTAAGTCACCTTTATTAATTTCAATAATATTTGTATTTGCATATTGAAAAGGGTCTAAAGTGAAAATAACATTAAAAAAGCCGTATTCTAAAACGGTATTTTCTGCATCCGAAAAAGATACGTGAACAATTTTTCTATATACATGTGGATCATCAGAGAATACAAGGTTTTTCCCATTCATAAAATACCGTTTTGCTTCTCTAAAAAGTTGTTTAAATGACTTAGAATCATCTAAAAAATTAAATGAAATCTCTTCTTCTACATTTTTATATGCAAACGGGATAATAAAAGCACCATTTCTTCCTCTAATTTCTCTAATTTCAACGTCTTGTTCAGGTGTTTTTAGCAAAGGTCTTTCTGCAACACATAAATCATAATCATTACATGAGACATCATCTATAAAGATTTGATAATTCACGAAGTTCTACCTCCCCATGCTGTTGTTTTAGAATTCATACTATTAGTTATTTCGCGTTTCACTTTATTGACTAATCTATCTTCATCAGCAGCACCATATAAATTATTATTCATATTAATTTCAACTTTGACATCATTATTGTTTTCAGATATTTTCCCTTGTGCCATACTAGGTAGCGATGAAAGCATTCTATTTGATACAGCGTCAGCAAAAGGGTCCATCCTTTTCCCAACAAGAGGCACAGCGGCTTCCGGACCAGCTTCTCCAATCCCAATGACAGATGCTGAGTTAAAGAAACCTCCATTTTTATGCCAGCTTACATCCAATTTAGGAACTGTCATCTCTTTTAAACTAAATTTACCTTTCAAACTAAAATGTGGCATTGGAGGCATTTCAATTTTAGGAAATTTTATTTTTAGATTTTTAAATGTATCTTTAATATCGTCAACAATGTTTTTAACTTTATCATATGCATTTTTCACTGGTTTTATAATTTTATCCTCTACTTTTGACCACGTGTTTGCTATATTATCTCGTATTACATCAAAAGCAATCTTAAAGGCGGCTTTAAAGGCAGCTAAAATAAGTTTGGCTCTATTGTTTGCATCTCTAATAGGATTAACAATGTAATCACTAATCCACTTCCATGCTGTTTTTGTAGCATCAGTGATGCTTTTCCAAATAGCACCCATGTCTATTCCTAAAGACTTTAGAATATTATCTATCCACCTAACCAGTGCAAAGAATATACCTTTGATAGCTTCCAAAGCAGCACTAGTCATTTCTTGAATACCTTTCCAAACTCTATCCCAGTCACCTGTGAAAATCCCTGCCCAAAAGTCAATCAAACCACCAAGATAATCTAAAGCAAATTGAACAATAGCTAAAATTGCATCCCATGCAAATTTAAGTGTACTTTTTAAACCTTCCCATAAGAATGTCCAAACCGGTTCTAACCAAGCAATGAAATCTACGATATAATTCCACACAGCCTGCAACGCCCCGATAATTGTCGGACCATATTCTTCCCAAAACTTTTTCAACGCGTCCGCAATTGCTTGTATTCCAGGTTGAATATACTCCCATGCGGATTGAAATGCGGATACTATACTTTCCCATAGTCCAATCCAAAAGTTTCGAAATCCTTCACAATTGTCCCATAACCATTTAAATCCAACGATTAATACAGCAATCCCTGCAACAATTCCAGCGATAATCCCAATAACAGGTAACATAGCTGTTCCTAATATGCCTACCATCGCAACAACCGCAGTAACTACGGGCAGCAAAGCGGTAAAACCTATAATTAAAAGCCCGATTATAACAGTTACTTGTCGAATGGGAGCAGGTAAACTATTGAACCAACTCGATACTTTTTGCAAAAGAGATGATAACACATCTAAAATAGGAGCTAGTACCTCTGCTATCGAATTGCCTAAATCTCCCATCGCCATTTTCACATTATTCAATGCGACATCTTGACGATCAATTGGATCCAGTGTTGCTTCAAATGTTTTAGAAACAGTGCCTGTTGCTATTTCTGCTGTTCCTGCTAAGCCATCGAGACTTAAACGACCATCCTCAATGGCTTTGACCATCCGTGGCGCACCTTTTGTTCCAAAAACTTCTGCCGCTATATTGATTTTTTCTGTTTCAGTCTTCGCACCGAGTATTTTATCTTCTAATTCAGATAAGCCCTGGGCAAGTGTTTTATTTTCCTTTGCGTACACCACGCTTGCTTTTGTCAAACTTGATAATGTAGCACTGGAATCCACGCCCGCTTTATCCATGTTTGCCATAAGTTGCGCACCATCGGCAAAAGATAATCCTAACGCCTCAATCTGCGGCGCCCCTTTGACAGCTTTGTCAAAAATATCATCTACACTTTGTCCGGTACCTTGCGCGACATAAGTTACAGAATCTAAAATCATCGATAAATCTTTATTTTCCAGTCCATAAGCTTCCATCGCTTGTTTTGCTTTCAAAGTACTATCAGTAACATCTGAACCATTAATATCAGAGAACTTTAATAATTTCATTGAATTTTTTTCTAATTCTTTTCCTGTAAATCCGAACTGAGTATTCAGTTCTCCTACAGCATCACCAACTGCTTGAAACTCAAATTTAGACTTACCAGCAATGTTATCAAACACTTTCGATAAATCTTCTCCGGCTTTTCCGGTAGCTCCTGTTTTTGTAATAATTGTATCTAATCCATCGTCTACTTCTCTAAAAGCTTCTAATGCATACTGACCAATTTCTTTCAGTTTTTCACCAACGGCTGCAATTTGCTCCGCCGCTTCCATCATGACAGCGCCAGATAGTTTGTTATTTAATTCATCCATTCCTTGTCCAGCATTATTTGAGTCACCTTTAAACTCTGTTAATTCATCCCCAAGCTTTGAAACAGATGTCTTAGCTTCATTTAGTGATGTTTCCATTTTTAAAGCTTCTGTGCTATTTTCACCATATTCTTGCTTGACAAGTTCTAACTGTTGTTCCATATTTTTAATTTTTTGCTCTGCGACATCTGTCTGATCAGCGAGATACTTTTCTGCTCTTGCCAACTTCTCGGCTTCTGTAGCAGTCCCTTCCATAGCCGCTGATTCTAGTTTATATTCACTCGCTAATTTTGCTGATTGTGCTTCTAAGTTTGATTGTTCTGATTGTAATTTATTTAATGAAGCGACTCGTCCAGATTCTGCTGATTTTGCTTTTTCTAATGCATCAGTTGTTAATTCAATTTTATTCGCTAGTTGCTGTTCTGTGATTTGTGCACTTTTCAATGCTGTTTCCATTTTATTTGCTTCTGTACTGTTTTCACCAAATTGTGTTTTAACTTTCTCTAATTGTTGAGCAGTTTCTTTTGTTTTTTGACTCGCTACATCATATTGTTTTTGCAATCCATTTAAATCAGCTGTTAATTTATCTGTCTCAGAACCAGTAGTTTTCAACTGCTCTTGCTCTAATTTTAATTCTTGTCTGAATTTCTTACTCTCAGCATTCATTTGTGACATCGCACTATTGAAATCTTGATTAAACACTTTAAAAGTTATTTTCGGCTGGTTACTTGCCATTATTTTCCACCTGCCTTTTCATTTTCATAATTGGACCATTTTTCGATTGCTGTTTTTCTTTCCGCAATCATCTGTACAGATTTAAGTGGTAGTTGCCAGACATCATTTCTATCTAATTCGAACACATAAAGATACAATGTGTATAAATCTTCAACGCATTCTATTACGATTTCTGGCAGTTTTATTTTTTTCCTTTTGAACTACCTGTTTTCTTTTTAAATTGTTTTGCAAATTCTTCCCTAGATTTTTTTGTGACAATTGCAAAATATACTTGCATGTCTACTTCTAAATCCATTTGATAATTTTCCATAAATTCTTCAAATTTTTTCGCATCTTTTTTATCATTCGCTTGTCTGTACGCGGCGTATACTCCTTGAGCAATAGAAATAGGGTCTAAATCCATTTGTTGTTGCATAAATCCTTTTAAAAACTTCCCGTCCACTGCGCCATCACCTTCGTTTTGCAAACGATATAAAGTTAACATAGTGACATTTGAATCTAGTTTCGCTTCTGTTCCATCTAAAAACTCTATTGTAAATTCCATTAAAATTCCTCCTATACAAATAAAAAAGACGGGATAAACTACCCCGTCTTACTCTTCTGAAATGTCTTCTTCCGGTACGTATTCTTCTGAATTGTCCCCTATGCTTTCTTCAATAATTTCACTTTTTTCCAGCAATTCTGGGGGAGTTTCAGGGTGTAGCAATAACCATATCTGGTGTGAAATTTGTGTGCCATTGCTTTACAAATGCATCCTTGTCCGCTTCGTCCAACTCAGAAATAATTGCTTCGTAATAACATTTTCTATTATCATCAATCATTGCAGTGAATTCCAATTCAACTTCTGCAACTTCATCCGCACCATTTTCAACTGTTATTTTTAATCCCGTTGCCGCGACACAATTGGAGAACGCAATTAATTTTGTTTGCGCTTCAAACTCATCTAATACATCTGCTGTCAGTACAAAAGGTTTACTCAAGCTATCGGCACCGTAGGAATAAACGCCTGCTTTTAAACCTTCGTTTGAAAGTCCGAAAATATCTCGTAAAACAGGAACTTTCACATGTCCGTTTAATGTTAGTGACATTTTTTGAGGTGTAGTTTTTTTCTTTGTTTCTACTCCCTCACATTTTTTTACTAATTCCAATAACTCTGTTTCTCCTTCGATTGAACCTAAACAACCAAAGGCAATACTTGTAGCATCTTCTGAAAATTTAGTTCCAACGTTCGTAACACGAGTTGCGTCAAATTCTTCAATGATTGTTGCCATTTTTCAATTACCTCCTAATATATTATTAATCTCTTTTAATACATCTTCTTCTAACATTTCTACTATTTCTGCAGTAGATTCTTCTAATCCTAACAACATAAAATCTTGTTTTGTTTTATTATTTTTTCCAACCCCTTGGTCTGGAAAAATCAAGTAATTAAACTTTGGTTTGGAAACTAACTCAAATCCTAAATTGCTCATTTTTGCAACAAATGGTCCAGCTGTTTGCGCGTGATTTTTGTTTAATAATTGTCCTTTCCAATTCTTTGAAAGGTTTATTCGCTTCTCAATATTTTGTTTTGCAAGTGGTACTGCTTTAGTTTCCAAGGTTTTGTTAATTATTTCCTCAGATTTGTTTGGAATTTTACTTATCAATTCAGTTAGTTTATCAACGTCCGCAAAATCTACTGACCATTTAGCACACATACTTAAACGACCTAGTGAAATTCAATTCCAGCGCATCGACATAATTATCTTGTTGTCCTTTTTGAATTTGACCTTTAGTAGAATTTAAAAAATAATATGGACCTGCTCCTGAAATCCCCTCAAGACTTGTAATAATATCAACTTGCAATCCATCAAGGTCATCAGTATTTTCAGTGGCTACTTGAATTGAAATTTCTTGAACTAGTGTAAATTGAGAAGTATCACTTTTTGAAAAACCGCCGGTCGAAAAAATAATGTAATCATAAACTCCATTAAGTTCTTCGTTCAATTCTGTTTCACTCACATTATCTTGATAGACATTAAAACCTGTATTTTCACTTAATTTTGCAATTAAATACATATTAAGTTTTGAAATTCTCTCTTTTGTTGGCTCATTCAATTTCATCACCTGACCTTGTCAAGTACCAAAATAAACGCACATTTCTATCTTTATCAACATAACTAACTTCATATTCAGTGCCTTCAATTTGTATTTTTTGATAGGAGACAGCTTCTTTTCGATAAGGCGTTTTAATTTTTAAATTCAAATCTTTACCCATCGCATTAATTCTCATAACATCTTGATCGCGCATAGAAACTTCTTCATAAAACAATTTCCCCCTGCTAACAAAATTTGTTCCTATTCGTTTTCTGTTAGTATCGCGAATTGTTTCTGACAATCCATAATGCAAAACACCGTCGCTAAATGTATCATGATTGACTTTCTGCATTAACATTCACCGCCACGTCAAATTGTAAACTTTGAATTTCTGAAATAAAGTTTTCTTGAAAATATTCAAAAGAATTATTATATGCGTATCGGACACCATCGAAAAGTAATTGTTTTGCAGCATCTTCTTTTTCGAAAGTAAAAGGCACGCCAGCCAATTGACTGATGCGTGCCGAAACTCTTTCAATTATTTTTCTTAGTCGATTATCTTCCGTTGTGTCTGTCCAAGTGATTCGCAAATAGTCTTTTATTTCTTGCAGTATTTCATCAGACACCTGCATTTAAATCATCCTCCTCTAATTTCAATATCAAGTCGGATTTCAAATCAGAAGTATTATACGGAATTTCTCGCCTATCCAATTCCTCTTTCAATTCAACAACTTTCATGTTGCTGTAACCATTCCCTGCACTAGTCAGCAGGGGTGTCTGAGGGTGTCGCGTCATTCACCACATTTACATCAATCGCAGGTGAACCTTTTAAACCAGTAATATCGAAAACTAAGAAAGAAGTATTGTCTTTAGGTCGTCCATTTGCGTACTGTTTCGCATAATAAAGCGTTTCGTCATCTAATAAACGATATTCAGTTGAAGTGCGAATAACTTGTTCTGAACCAATGCCCATGAAATAATCTTTAGCACGTCCTGCGACAGCTTTTCCTACTGGGACAGCGACAGATTGAATGATTTCCAACGGCACTGGTAAAATTCCGGTCACCCAGGCACCTTGAGGGGTCATGTAAGTTGTAGCTGCGAAAATTTTACTCCAATAATCCGCTGGATTAATAACTAAAATAGCATCATTAACAGACTTTTTCCCATTGTCCGTCAATGGGAGCATGACATCGTTTGCTAAAGTTTGAGGTGTTAAATCCGTTAACGGAGTAGCTGTTTTTTCAGGGTGTCCATCTGTGCTGGAATTGTCCACATCACGCATCATGCCGATTGGTTGGTCTTTTCCAGAGCCATTTACAATACCAGCCTCAAGACCAAGCGCCATTGCTTCGCCTAAAATAGTACGTACATATTGATCTAACCAGGATGGTCCTAAATCAAGCATTGCATTACAAACAGGAATATAAGCTGATAGTTTATACATTCCTGTTTGAATTTTATCAAAACCATTATCAAGAATTTCTTTAATTTCTGCACACAATGGACCCCACCAAGCAGTAGCGACATCCCCAACACTGATAATCCATTCCGTCGTGGCCGTAGTATTTACAAAATTAATCTTACTCAATAATGGATGTTCCACTGTCAAATCTTCAAACACTCGTTCGAAAACCGTTGGTGGTAACAAATCAGTAACTCCTGCAAAACCATTTCCTGCAATTACTGCATTATAGTATTTATTTTCATCACTCGTTAAAGCGTTAGCACCACGACTAGTAAGCACATTGTTATCATTCATTTCTCGATTTACTTCTTTCCGAGCTTGCGTAATAATGTTAGCTTGAATTTGTTCAGCCATGTTAGAAAACGCTTTAACTTGTTCTTCTTCTGACGCTCCTTCTTTAATTGCATTTAAAAAAGCTGTGCTGAGATTTAATTTTTGATTTTCGTTATTGTCGAGATTATTCATTTTTCATTTCCTCCTAATAAAAAAGCATCGCTTCTATTTGCGATACTTTTAAAAATATTATTTTTTGTTTCAATTTTCTTTTTTTCGGTTGATGCAACTACTTTATATTTATCAACTATGCTTGCTACCGTTTGTGCTTCATTTTCGTTTGAATCCTCAGGTTCATCTTCATTTTCGTTTAATTGGATTTCTCCTACAGAATCACAAAAACCTAATGCCATGCATTCATCAGCAGTTAACCATTCCTCATTAGTAAGTAAAGTCACCAATTCTTCTCGTTCACCAACAAATCGTCCAGTATAACTTTCAGTCACAGCATGATCTATTTTATCCATGTCATTTGCAACTTTTCTAAATTCATCTGCATTTCCTGCTGCAACTGTCCACGCTTTATGAATCATCATCATTGCATTTCTGGGCATAATAATTTCATCACCAGCCATCGCAATGACTGATGCTCCACTTCCAGCTAGACCATCAATGTAAATACTGATTTTGGCAGAGTGCGATTTTAATAAATTGTGAATGGCGATAGATTCAAACACATCACCACCACCACTATTTACATGCACATTTAATTGTGAAACATCGGATGTATTTAAAAATTCTTTTACATTACCAGAAGTGATATCATCAAACCAGCCATTACCGATAGTTCCATATAAATATAGTTCCGCAACTTCCGGATTTTCAGAACTGTTCTTAAATTCCAATCGACTTTCTATTTTAGGAATTTCCTTCATTTTCACTCGTATCACCTCCCTTCAAATTTTCATCGGTTTCACCCAATGGAGCATAATTTTTTGTCACATAACGTTGCTGTGTCTCAGTGCTCATAACTGGTTCTCTCCCAATCATTCGCAAATTATCATCAATGCTATTGACCCCAATATGAAATAGCACATCCATTGAATTTGCGATATCTTGAATATCTTGAACTTTGATTCTAGTAGTGTCTAACTTCATGTAAGTTCTTTCTAAAACCAAGTCTCTTCCGTAATATTTTCTGTTAGCCTCATCTGTGAACATTTCAGCGATGGGGTTAATACTGAACATTAGAAAGGCATTGACTTGCTCACTTAAACCAACCGTGTCTCCTTTCGCTAAACCGAGAGGAATGTTAAAACTATTTGCTACCATTTCGAATACATCATCAATCATCTTTTTGATGTCTCTCGATTCTGCTATTTTAGAATCACTAGTTAATTCTTCTATCTCCATTCCATCTTCCACAGGTAGAGCAGAGTCACCTTCTGCCAAAAACTTTTTCATTCTTTCTGATAGCATAACTCTCAATTTTTCTTCTGCTTCCGGAGTCTGTCCAAACATCGCTTTTAGTTTTACAATGATTTTTCTGGAATTTAATTTCTTATATTTATTAACAGCGGCTGATATCAAATCCCCATATAATAAATAAAACCCATCAATAATGGATTTTATACTTTCATTATTTAAAGTAAGATGTAATATTTCCGACTCTTTAAATTCTTTTGTGAACGTGAAATTTTTTAGAGTTACATTTATATATGTGTTTTCATACAATGCTTTATCGTTTTTTGTAAAACTATCCGCAACATAAATATTCTCTCCTTGCATAAAAATTAAAGCTTCGTTATCATATACAAGTTTATAGATAGCTTTCTTCCAAAATTCTGTCGCATTCTGATTTTGATTCGCTTCAATATTGAACAAATACCAATTTTTCTTACGAACTTCTTCACCTTTTTCATAAGTAAGTATCTCTGCACAAGAAAGTGTATTAGCTATTTTATTAGCGCATGAATCAATCGCCCACTTTTTTATAGCCAATTCTTTTAACTTGTCGGAAGGAATCGAACACCAAACTGTATCAGTTAAATTTAATGTTCTTTGTTCTTCATTGAAAAGCCCACTCACCCAACTTTTAAATCCCAATCTACATCACCTCCTCAATATGTTGTCACATCGTAAAGTTTGATTTCCCGCGTTTCAGGTAATTCTTCATCTAACATTAATGTATGCAACAGCGCAAAAAAGCCATCCGTCTTTCGTGTTTTTGGTTCAATTTTGATATATGTTTTTTCACCACGTGCATCGAATTTGATGGCAACATTATTACAATACCAACGCATTAACATATCATCACCGAAAATGATTTTGTGAGAAGCAAATAATTTATCGACCATACTTGATAATCTGTTGTGCGAATATGGACCAGAACGAACTTGAAGTAACGGCGCACCCGCATTTGTGAATGCTTCTTTCAATGATTTGTATCTAAAACTATCTGTTGCAATATTTATTATGCGATATTCTTTTGCCTGCTCCAAAAACCATTGAAGCGGATAATCTTCGTCAATGTAATTATCGTGGATGATTGTCGCCAACCCTTTTTCCACCGCTTCATGAATCGGGAACTTGAATTTTGTTATCTTTAATGACTCAGCGCAAATGAATGTATGATGTTTAAAAATATACTTTCCATCTTTTTTAAACAACAATCCGACCGCACAGAAATCTCGAACATCAGCAAAATCAATCCCGCCGATTGCTGGAGCCATTTTCAAATCTGGTATTGGTTGATTTGTTGCTTTAATATCTTCCCACTTGACAGCTACAGTGGTAGGGTCTTGAGTTGGACAATTCATTCTTTTAGTCATGAATTCAACCATGATTTCTGATGATGATTGAGCATCATCCCAATGTTGATCTATCTCAATACGTAAAGGTTTGTAGTATAAAATCATCGGGTTTGCTTTTGCCCATTTTGTTTTATCTTGAACTTCATCCGGATTGTCTAACTTGCAAATGAAAGGGAACATTTTTGAGTTTGGTTTTTCCCCGTTTAAGACTTGTTGTGCTAATACTTTCCTATCGTCCAAAACACTCCCACGAACATAACCATCAGTTGTTAAATGAAACCTACGAGACCGTTCTTTTTTTCCTAATCCAGAGGTGTGAACCGCATAATTAGAATAATCTTCATACGCATGTTCTTCATCAAAAGCAACCGCACCAGGTCGGGAACCATCTTTTGTTCTAGCGTTAGATGTTTTATATTTGATAGTTGATCCATTTTTTCGATGTTGGATTGCAACTAAATTCCAGCGATAGATATTTTTCATCGTGTTTTTATTCTCTTCTAGCATATTATAAATATCTTCGAAACTTGTTTTTGCTTGGTCTTCTGATGTTGCAACAATATCAATATTATAGTGATCTACACCATGATTTTTAGTTGTACATTCAAAAATCATGCAACTTAATAAACCATTTTTACCAAAACCTCTGCCAGCATAAATAAAATAATCGTTAAACATTAATTGCTTATCGCCATCTTCATCTATTTCAAATACAGCAAATACAAATGCATATATGAATTTTTGGAACGGAAAAAGTTTATAAAAATACCGCTCTGCCGTAGCAATAGCGGTATCTAAAATATTATGTTCTATGATTACATTTTTTTGTTCTAACCTACCTCTGACATATTTCATTAATAATTTTTGTTCTTTACAGTTTTCTACTTCATCATTTTCAACCATACGCATCCATTCTGAAATTGCTGGATGCCATTTATATACATTAGAGAGCTGGGTCATGAGGTTCACTTCCAATATTCTTTACTGATTCAGACGGTGGTTTTAGAGATAGAAATTGTAAAATATCCATTGCTTGTTTAGTGTATTTTTGAAGTAATAATGCACTATCATTTTTACGGGTGCCTTTTTGACCACCACCATTGTCATATTCAACATAAAAACCTCGCTCATTAATGTCCTGTAACAAATTCTGTTCCATGTCCCAATAATATAAATATGCATTCACTCGGTCCTCATAAATTGGACTAGTTAAATTTTTATCTTTTAATTGTTGTTTTAAATCTTTTTCAATTTTATTTCTAGCAATATTTAATTGAGTTCCTTCTTTTAACTTCATAAAAGACACAATACCACCCCCTCATGTGTGATTTTATCGTTGCATTTTTTGGCGCTACTCTCCCCCGTTGTCACACCCTCTCAAAAAGTTTTAAAATTTTTACCCGGGGGGTATTAAATCCGTGGAAAATATTTTTCAATAAAAATAAAAATAGAATTTATTTCTTCATCAGTAAATGAAAGTATCTTATATACCTGCGTTCTATCTTTATTTATTTTTTTCTCAACATGCATGCGCTTTAATCCTTGACATTTATTATCAGATACAATAGACCGCATCGAACGATAAGCTTTATACATTACATTACGCACAACACTCTGATCATACATATTATATTCTTCATACACATCTGTGTTGTACTCAACACCATTCACATCAAATAGCAATCACATCACCATCTTTCTTGATTAATAATCTTCTTCTCTTGTTGATTAGGCAAACGCTCATGCTCTTCGTTATGACATTGATTACATAAACATTCGAGATTACTTAATGTTAACGCAAAAGCGGGAAACTCTTTTACATATTTAATATGATGTACACAGTCCGCTTGACGTTGCTTACCTTTCTTCTTGCATCGTTGGCATTCATAGTTATCACGCTTCAATGCCTCTTGCCTGAGAGACAACCACTCTTTGCATTTATAAAACTTCATCAACTGATTAGTATTGATTAAGTTATAATGTTTAGATGTCATATGCATATGTATTACCCCTATATAAAAAGCCCAACACTAATGTGCTGGACTTCATTGTTCTATGTATCCGTAGTTATAAAACCAGGCGGACTTCTACGGTAGCATTCGTCAATGCTTTGTCTTTCTTCTAATTAACCCTCAGACGGGCTCGCGGACGTCAGAAAGCGGAAATTATAAAGCCTTCCCATCAGAACATATCTGCTATTAAATAGAGAGAAGGTATTGTCGTTTAAATATACTCGGCAAGGATTTGCACCTTGCAACATCAAGCCGAAGCGTGATATAGGACTCATCCATAACGTCTACCTGTTCCGTCACGAGTATTGAGATTGAACAAGAAGGTGTCTCTTGTTGGGACTAGTGAGATTGGAATGGGATGCGTCTCCCATCAAGACCAACGATCAGATAATAAGCCTCTGTCCGGCAACATAGCAACCTCCTGCTATATCATCATCATGTGATTATATATGAGAAGTGAAGTGCAGACTTAATATATTATTTTATTTTGTAATCATCTTCACTTCTCTACTCTATAATATTAACATGGAAAAACATGTCAAACGGGTCATAAACGGGTCAACTTTTTTAATAACCTAATCGCGCGGCAATTTTATATATAATCTCTTTCCGTTTTCTTTTAGCCGTACTTTCACTGATATTCAACTTACAAGCAATCCACAACCAGGTAGGTCTACTCCTATCCCAGTATCTAAAATGAATCAGTTGCTTATCTTCATCAGACAAAGTGCTCAATACCGTATCAATTGCTCTGACAATATCAGACATTCTTTGTATTTCTTTATCGACTTGTAATAGCATAACACGTTGTTCTACTTCATTTGATATCTGACCAGATGAACCACCGCCTTGGTTTTCGTCTTTGAATTCTTGATGTATAGATCCCATGACAATGTTTGCACGTTTTTCTAGTATTTCTTTTTTTGTAGAATGATAGTAACGAAGTTCATCTTCAATCAATTTATAATGCGCTTGTCGTAATCGTTTTGACATTTAATCACTCTCCATCCACTCAATTAAATCATTCAAATAAAACTGCGCTTTCTTCAAATCTTCAATGCCGTTTTTGTATTCATAACGCGAAACGTATTTAAGTATATTTCCGGCTGCATAACTCGGATAATCTTTTACTTTCGCCTTAATGTAGTCAAGGGTTTCAATGCCTCCCGACGTGTAATGCGATGGGTTGTTTACGATGTCGTTATTATCTTGATGTATAAATTCGTATACGCTTTCCATAATTTGTTCGTTACATTTCGAAAAATACTCTACATCCTCTTTAATTTTGTCTTTCCTCGTTTTATATTTTTGAATTGGTATATTTAAATATACTTTTTCACAATATCCTTTTGACGCCACACCCAAATAAATATCATATTTATCTATTACAGTATCTCCCTTAAAAATATACCAGTGACCATCCTTTGTAGGTTTATTGCCTGTATAGCCCCACACACATCCTTCTTCCTCCAACTCCAACATCAATGCATCATAGTCTTCCTCTGTTTCAACGTGATATAGTGTCATAGTTTCCTCCTTGTTAAATGGAATTGTTTCTTCACGACTCATTTGTTCAATATAAATATCTTGATTAGAGTTCCACTTGCTTATAAATTTTCGAATATGGGTGAACAATTTTATCTCCTCCAAGAGTCCAATAACAGTTCAAGTTCTTCAAGACTATGTCTTTTAAATAATAGTTTTCCAATTGCATAACCATCAAATTTCAATTTTGAGAAACATTTTAAATTACCAAGGTCTGTAAATATATATTTCTCATTTCCTAAGTCAACAAAAAAATTCATCATAGTTTACACTCGGAACATACCTTTCATTACTTTGTATAAATTCTTCAAATTCATATTTAGTTTCTGCCTGATTTCCACATATAACAAGAAATCTTTTCATTTTAATCCCTCCACAATTCGCAATGCTTCCTCTACACTCCTAGCAACTCCACAAATAGCTGGTGTTATTTCCATCGCTTGTTGAAAGTTTTTCTGTTCTTGTCGTAATTTCCCTATCTCATTTTTCACTTCAATAAAAAACATTTTTCCATCTGTTCCGCGAAATCCGAATAAATCTGGAAAGCCTTTCGGTAATCCTGTATCAAATATTCGTCCGTTTGGCATTCTAACTTTGCCCACGTTGGCTCTGAAAACATAATGCCCATGGCGGGAAAGTTCTAAACGTATAGAATTCTGTATATCTATTTCTGCCGTCATTTGATCACTCCTTTGGTCAAATTGGTGAAAAAGGTGGATAGTTGGTGGATAGTTGAAACAAACCCTCCACCTCTGAAATCCATTGGTATCACTACCTTTATAACTACTTCTTTTTTAAAAGGTGGATAGTTGGTAGTAAAATAGGAAAAGTATTACTAGGAGGAAAAAAGTAGAAGGTTTATGGAAAAACACCCAAACTATCCACCTCCTAAGAAATTAAGTAGCCAAAACCATTGCGCCTCTAAGGCTAAAGGAGGGTGGATAGTTGAAACAAACCCTCCACCTTTTTTAAAAATTTAAGTTCAAATTATAATAATCGTCATTTAAAGTAATGCCCTCGTATACATTTGCGGTTTTAGTTTTTTTCTTAGTAAACTTCATTCCAATTTCTTTCCCAAATTTCGTACTACTCATTAAATATTGACCGTTTTCTTTCGCCCACTCATGATATGTTTCATACATTTTTTTGGCATTTACCTTTTCGCCTTCTCTCACATCACAACAATCCTCAATAAATGCAGTAATAACATCCATTTCTGATTTATATTCAGAGCTAGCATTTTCAACTGCTTTCGGCATCCCCAAGCCTTCCTTTTGCCATTTAAGGAAGCCTTCTACAGCCCAGTTCAATATCCCAGTTAATTCACTGCGGAGTTTATATTTTAGCTGTTTATCTACTTTTTCGTCAGGAATTTTTACTGTGAAAGGTACTAAATGTAATCGACGCCAAATTCCATCATCTCTCCCTCGAATAATTGGTTTGTGGTTGGTTGCCATCCAGATTTTGAATTCTGGCGTGAATTCAAATTCATCTTTATATAGATGACGTGCAGTGACCTTGTCGCCACCTGTGAGCTGTTTAACTAGTCCTTCGTCTAAACGCACACCCTCGTTTGGTTCAGTGGTTGTAACAAACCTGGCTCCATGTAATCGGGCAATATCACTATTTGCATTACTGGATTGCTGTTTGACCATGATTGTTTGCGGCTGTATATTGGTTGCATAAGAACCGAAAATGTCATTGATAATGTCGAGAAAAACAGACTTCCCATTACGTCCATTTCCGAAAAGGATAAACATTACTTGCTCCGATGTAGATCCAGAGAGAGAATAACCGACTGCTTTTTGCATATAATTGATTAACTCTTTATCGCCTGCAAAAATATCATTTAAAAACGCTTGCCAAAGCGGTGCGTCAATTTTATCTGTATATTCGATGTTGCTGATTTTTGTAAACATTTTTTGCCTATCATGATTGATAAGCTCACCATTTTGCAAATTGATATATCCATTTTGTGTGTTCAAAAAATATTTGTAGCGATCGAATTCTTCGGGCAAAACTGGCATTAAATGTTGCGCTTCTTTCAACATGTTCGTTTTTCCTTTATTGCTTCTAGTTGCTTTTAAGTGCTTCATGAACGCTTTTTCTGCATCTGATTCATTATCCATGTAAGCAAATTCGCTTTTCATATCTTTAATTACATCATCGACAAGTGTTTTTACAGCCCCTATATTATCGTATTTCCACACTTTTGAATCGTAGTAATAAAACCCTTTGTTAATGTATGAAAAACGGACAATATCATGAAATTTATCACGAAAACGTTCTGCATTACCAGTATCATCCAGCCCATATACTTTACGTGCTGTATTATTCTGATTTTTGATAGAAATAGAATATCCTTCTAGTTCACTGCCAGGTTGGTAAATTTCAGAGGTATTAGTTATAGCTTTATTAATAACCATTTCACCGTAAAGTTGCGCACCGCGTTTTTGGTCCCATTTTGTTCGATACAAACCACTTGAACGGAAAATTTCGTCCATTTTTTCTGCATTACATCCTGTCCAAAATGCCAGCATATTTGCAAAAGCTAAGTCTGCTTCGGATTGCGAGGGATATAGTCCATCCCATAATCCATCGTAAAGCGTTTTAAATTGTGCGCCTTGTTTGCTTCGTTCAGCACGTTGAATAATATCGCTTACAGGCAAATCAACTGTAGATTGTAAATTATTTATTTGTCTTACTTCATTTGTTCCGATGTATTTCGTATGCAAATATTGAATAGCGGATGTCGCTTCATTGACTTGTCTGTAGTTATCAATTACTTGACCTGTCATAACGAAAAATCGACCGTCCGGGTACATTTCAATGTTTCCTTTACGCCGACCACCTTCCGGGAAACTGCCTTTTGCAATAATATGAATTCCTGTCCCGCTCACACTGTATTCTGTGTAACTAGACAGTGTTTGAATAAATTCACCAGCAATATTTTCTGTATTACCATAAAGGTAATCTTCAATTTCATCCTTTATATCATCAATATCCACACCAAAATATGGTTTCTTAAAGTAAAAACCTAACCCATCAAATTGATATTTTTCAAGGGAATCAAGGGCAGTTTCAAAATCTGCCCATGTCCGCTCGTCTACACTATTACCGTATGAACCGTTGTTTGCGTTCATCGGTATTTTTTTGTTTTTGCCACGCTCTTCATCCCAAACAAGTTGAAAAGCGCACCATTGTTTTAATTTTTTTAATTCGTCCGGAATTTGTTCATACACGTTTGTGCGCTCCTCTCATTGCTTAGAACGGTAGATTACTCTCATTTACTTCCACTGGTGGTAATTCATTTTCTTTCTTTTTAAATACATGTTGTAATGGTCCGGTAATTTTACTTTCAGCCCATGCTTTCACATTTAAATTTTTATAAATTTGACCATTATACTCAGACTCTTCATTTTTCACAGTAACTTGGCATGTCTTAGTTAACAGGTCTTTTAATAATTCATCCAATGTATTATAATCTTTGCCGTTAGGTAATTGGATTGCTTTAGCGATTGTATTTAATGCCGTTTGACTATATTCATTTGTTGCTTTTGCTTTCCATACTCGGTGAAAAATATGCGCATTCTGGAATTTTTGATTTACATCATTACGAATAATTAAATCAATATTAATGAACTCCGCTCCGTTTTTTGTCGCATCTTCATTTGCGTTGTATAAAACCACCTCATACGTACCATTTTCTACTCCATTTGTGAAAACATCATTATGATCTACTTTAAACATTTTTAAATTCCTTCTTTCGTTTTTATTTGATAAATCCTCTTGCTTTTCCTTGATGGAATGCCCATCCTCTTTTATAATTGTGTTCTTTTGCATATTCATATAATTCTTTCATGTTCGTACATTCGCTTGGACTACTATAATTCACTTTAAAAACTGCTTCTGTTATTTCTTGTAGCTCTGCTGCCTCATCAACTTGCATTGGTTTTACTTCTACTTTGAATTCATGTCCACAATGCGAGCATTTTATATTAGTAGATAAAACTGTCATAAAACAGTCAGGGCAAATTTTTACAGGTGCTTCTGCTTTGTTGCTGTTACTTCCTTTTTTCGCTTCTAAGGACCATTTTCGTTCCATGTCTGGCAAACCAAAGCGATTGACATTTCCAACGTGGTCAATAATAATAGCTGTTTTACCAGTTCGGTATCGCATACCTCGCATTGATTGCTGAATATACAGGGATAGAGATTGAGTTGGTCTTAGCATAATCACAGTAGAACAGTCTGGAACATCGAATCCTTCACCAATTAAATCTAAGTTGCAAAGCACCTTTATTTCGCCTTCTCGAAATCGTTGTATAATGTCATCACGAATGGATTTAGGTGTTTTCCCGTCAATATGTGCGGATGTAATGCCTACTGATTCAAAACTCATTGCCATTTTTTCGCTTTGATAAAGAGAAGAGGCATAAAGTATTGCTTGTTCTCCGTTTGCTAACTTTTGATAATGTTTGATGACATCGCCCCAAATCATTCTTTTATTGAATTGATCATCAAGTCCTGTCATGTCAAATTCACCAGTTCGTTTGATATCTAATGTTTCTGTTTGAACGATTTCGGGAGCAAAATATTTGTAAGGTGCTAAGAATTGATTTTCAATTAACCATTTCACATTAACCTTTTCGATTAACATATCGTTTATATCTCCTAAACCACCCCCATTTATTCTCACTGGTGTTGCTGTAAATCCGACCACTTTAGCATTAGAAAAGTGATTGATTATTTTTTTATAACTGTTTGCTAGCACATGATGACTTTCATCAATAATGATTAAAGCTGGCTCGGAAGTTTTTTCTAAACGTCTAACAACAGTTTGAACCATCCCCAAATTGACGAATTTCATGTCAACATCATTCATAGTGAGTGTATTTCTGATTTGGTCAATCAATTCTTTTCTGTGAACTAGGAAAAGAACATTATTTTTATTGCGCGTTGTCATGCGAATTATTTCTGATAAAATAACTGATTTACCAGCGCCTAGCCACAGGGAGCAACAACGCACGGTCTGTTATATCCCTGTAAAAAAGCCCCCTTTACATCATTTATAATTTCTTGTTGATATTCTCTAAGCTTTAACATCAACATCACCTATTTGGAATAGGTCTTCTTGCAAGGCAAACTCTCTATTATCTAGCTGATTTTTTGCAAAATTACCATTGTTTTCTGTGAGTAAGAAACCCCTCTGACCTGTTTCAGGATTTCTTATTAATCTTGCGACTATAGGAACAATTCCCATAACGTGATTAACTACCTTTTCTCTAATGTCAGGCAAAAATTGATTATACAGTTGCCCACTTTCCATCTGTATTTGACGCGTGTTTTCCCAAGCTGTATATACTATATTTGTGTTTGGTAAATTATTAAACACGGAAATCAAATCTATTAAATGTGTGTCAAATATTCCATAGTGTTGTAGTTCTGGTTGACCTGATTTTGTATTTCTCCCATTAAACATTAACCATAATTTTTGATAATGGCTTAAATTATCAATTACTACATTGTCATATTCCTCTGCATGTGCCTTCGCATATCCATAAAAATCAGCCATATCTTGTACGGGATTTCGAGGATCTAATGTCGCAATCGTGATATTAGGTAATCCACTTAATACTTTCGACGTACCATCACAATCCAACATTAATGTTTTTCCTTCTAAATACTTAATCGTCGTTGTTTTCCCTGCTCCCGGTTTTGCATAAATCATAATATTAAAATACTCCGACCTTTTCATTTTTTCTGATTGAATAAATTCCAATGAAATCCCTCCTTATTTTATTTGTAGTCTTTCTGTTTGAACCAAAACAGCTCCCGGCACATCAATGCCTTTTTTTAAGTCATCTTTTAACTTAGTTTTATCCAGCTTTTTAGGTTGCTCAACTAAATAATTAATTAGCTTACTCTCATCTTCTACAAACACACTGTGAGGGTTTTTCCGAATATCTAATGTAAATAAATTCGTTTTTATTTTTTGCTTATTAGCAACTAGCATAGCATCATGTAGTGATTGTTTCAGTCGCTTCACATTATTGTTAATCGTGTTTTTTCGTTCTGATAAACGTTTAATTTCTACATCTAAAATAAGTGATTGCCCTTCTAATTCTTTAATGACAAACGCAACATTTTCTGCTTTTGTTTCTAATTCATCTTCAATGCTTTCAAGGGTATCTTTTAATGCCTCCGGATCTAATTGCTCAGCTAAATTTAATAACTGTTGATACTTTTCTTGAATGGAATAAAGTGTTGTCATATTAATCATCTCCTTTCAAAAATGCTGTTGCTGTTATTTTGCCTTTTGATGCAGAATACCACTTCACATTGTTTCTTTCGTCAAATTGTGGCTTATTTACATTAGATACAAACATCTTAGCTTTATCTGTATCTGCATTATATATACTAAAACTTACTGAGTCTGATTGTTCATATAGCTCATTTACTAATTGACTATTCCTATTTTCTTTCATTTTCTTGACTTGAGTTGTTGGTATGTTAAAGGATGAAAATCCGTCTTCATCTTCAACAGTAAGCAGACCATTGTTGTTAATCAGAACATGAAACTGCTCTCCGTCTACACATAATTCAGCTACCCCTGCCCTATCCTGCACTTCTACTTTATCGCCCGGTTGAATACTCATTTTAATCCCTCCACTTCATTTTTATAATCCCACATATCTTGCGATAATTTATCAAGCCCAATCGCGAAACGTTCGAGATCTTTAGGCGTTTTGATGATTGATTTACTTAGTTCTTTGCTTTTTCTGTGAAGTAAACTGTTAGCTTCGTTGATGATGATTTGTTTTGTCAATTTAGAACCTCCTTTACAACAATATGAAAATCTGTTTGAGTATTTATCCGTTCTACCATTTCGTCTATCGACTTTGCATTTTTAATAATTTGTTTAAGCTCATAATGACGTTTGTCTACTCTATATGTGGGAAAAACATTACCTAGACGTTTGATAGTAGATATTTTCAACTCCTCGAAAGTTACCCCATATTTAGTGAAATTGAGAAGTGGATATTTTACAAAATATAGTTCCTCTGAAAAGATGACGTGATAGTTTTTCACTCCAGCTCACCTTTCGCGAAATACTTTCCATAAAATTTTTCGAACCAGTTCAATTTACTTTGTAGTCGTGCCGCTTCTTCTTTTTTAGACTCGATTTCCAGTTTCATTTTTTCTACCACTGCGCTTTTTTCTAACTCGAACTCGTGTGCTGAAGCTGGTAGAATTTCATAAGAATCACTTTCTGAATTAATGTTTAGAAATTTAATTTCAGACCCTGACCAATCTCGTTCAAAATAAGCAATTTGAATCGTAGGTAAATCTTTGAAGTTTAAAAATTCTACAATTACTCCGTCATAAAGTTTTTGATTAGAGTAGTTCTTGTCTAACACTTTGATGTTGTCTCCTACTTTAAATTCATCAACCCGTACAGCTGTTCTCATGTCCATTTCCATCTTAATTCCGTTGATTTCTACCATTCTTTTTTCTTCCATTTACTTTTCCTCCTTATTTTGTTTTTCTCTTCTACTAAGCTCATCAAGAATCACTTGTATTCCGCAGGTATATTCCTGCACGTCACGATTCATTTCTTTTAAATTGTCAAATAGTTCCTCTGTAGAGCGTTCTGCTACCATTTCTTTTGCTTCTGCTAGTTCTTCTTCAAATATCACTTACTCCACTTCCTTTTCAATATAGTATCCGCACTGCATCATAATTAACGTTTCGACGGGTTTATTGTCATAGGAGTTCATAAAATTATAAAAATCAGTTGGCTCTTCTTCGTGTGCATCAAAATTATAAATATATCTCCAGATACTAACCTCTAAATCAGTCTTATTCTCTTCAAACCACTTCGCTACACATCCCGGCACAGTCGGAGATACCTCGCCCGTAAGTTGTTTATAACTTTTAGTTCCTTTCACGTACTCTTTTGTTATTTTTTTCATTCTTTGTCCTCACCTTCTTTTAGATAGTCGCCCTCATCAAACAGCAACAATGCACACTCGATTTCTGAGGGCTCACATGTGCCTATAAAGTCGTCATAATTGGCATCTCCTGAATTTTCAAAAACAGCGTATTTTATAGGTGATAAAGCCACACATGCTTCATGAAAATAGTCACGTTCGTTGACAAGTACAACCTCGTCAAATTCCTTGAACACCTCTCCACATAAATTACATTTTTTCATTCCGACACCTCTCCCGCAATTAAGTTATCTGTTTTACCTACGTAACTATCACAATCTACGCAATAAGCCCGCTTTCCAACGCTAGTAATTAAGTTGTCATACATCTCAGAGTTGTTTCCCAAAGTTCCATCCGAATTGTAGGTGGTGATAACACTACCTGCCACTATTTTTTCTGGTGCGTAAAACCCATTTTTTGAACCGCAATTTTTACAAATTAACATGTCGCCTCCCCCATTAATTCCGGATTTTCGTGTATGTTTCCAATTACTTCAAGTTCGTAGGAGCTTGACATTAGAATTTCACTGAACTTATTGCTCTCAAAGTAATAATCCTCCGGAGCCGTCATATCAAAAGCAGGATAATCACCCTCACCAAAATACTCCACTATAGAGGTGAACTCGCAATCCTCATCACCAGTGACTTTTACGATGTCTCCTTCAAAAATCTTCTTTCCGCTCGGTGTATTGACGTTTGTATACTGCCCAACTGTTTTCGAGTCTACTGCACACCACTTTTCAATTGTAATATACTCAGTATTTGCTTCCACGACTCCGTCAATAATAAAACCATCAATGTAGCTCCCGTAAATCCATCCGTTTGTGTGCTTGATTCCGATTTCTTCCAGTTCTTTGATACTGCATGTTACCTTACCTCTAAACTCAATTGGTCTCATATCCTACCTCCAACCTGCTTTTTATTGCATCTAGCAATTCCCTTACCATTTTCACTTCCTGTACTAATTCTCCAAAACTACTAATCTCTGATGTTCTGATGTGATGTTCAGCGAATGCTTCTAAAGCTTTTGCTATAGTAGGGAAATAACCAATATCGTTGTATTGTTCCATTCCGTTTTTATCTGGTCCTTTTGGCTTTGATAATACATATTGATATTGACTGCTTCTAATTACGTAATCTTCGTTTATTTTAATTTTCATGGCACACACCTTCCAACAATTCCGGATTTACTTCCCTAATGGTTGCTTCATGCACAGGCGGATAAACCAAGTCACCATCAACAATCAAATCATATTTAGCTTCTCCACACTCGCACATGCCACAAAACATGATATGTCTTGTGTGCTTCTCTAATGCTTCTCTTAAAGTCATTTACTATGCCTCCCACAATCCTAAATTTTCGTGCACATTACCGATAATTTCGATTTCATTTGTTTCAGATTGCAGAGTTATCGCAAAATGCCCTACATCCTCAACTAGCCACGCGCCATTCAAAAATACAACCTTGCCTTTTATTGAGCTCCAATCAAGACGATCATAAACACTAATATCGACTATATCCCCTTCAAAAATCTTCTTGCCGTTTTTGTCCTTTAAACCTGTGTATTGACCGATGGTTTTTAAGTCAATTTCAATTTCCGAAATAAACCCATGATAATGGCTATCCATATCTAAATTTCTAGAAATAATTTTATTTTCAAATATCCCTCCATATGCCCAACTGCCTACAATTTGTTCAAGACTGTTTGGATGAATCGCTTTCCCTCTAAACTCAATCTCTCTCATTTCTCTGCCCACTCCTTTCGCACCTTGAAAAAGTCAATTGCAATATTTGTCGCAAATTCTAGGCCTTCAATCCACGCCTCTTTTTCTTTCGATATCCGACCAGGATGTACATTATCTTCGTTTTTCTTAATCTCTAACTTTCTAGCTGTTTCTAAAAGTCTTACTAGTTGTTTGCTTTCTTGTTCTCCTGCGCACACGACAGTTTCAGCATCAACCTCATAACACGTCTTGATTATCGGAATAGCGCTATATCCGTCGTTCTCAACGTTTATAATATATGCACAATCACAGTCATCTATGACAAAGTATCCGTGCGCCCATTTGCCGTTGTCTTTGCGCTTTCCTTTGAATTTAATCGCTCTCATGCCATTGCACCTCTATTGCAGTTTTTAAAAACAACACGGGCACGTCAATGACCTCATTACATAACGAATCCTTTTCAACCTCACATAAAAGTGAAGTTCCTATGAAAACAGGCAAGTGTTTGTCGTGTCTATTCAGTGCTTCGATTAATTCTGCTACTGTCATGCTTCACCCTCCACTTCCTCAACAGGAACAGCAAACTGCCAATATATGTCTCCTCCGGGCATGCCTTTAATTTCCGCTTCTGTTAATTTGGTTTTCCATTTCTTATTTTTATTGATAATTGATCCAGTAAAAGTTGTTTCATCAGATTGTATATTTAACAAAACATACATATTAATCACTTCTAATTCGGCTGCGTCATCGTTCCATGTTGAAAGCGGCAATCTTACATAATAAAGCGGTTCCTTCTCGACTTCGTAGCCGTCTAGCCAAGCGCGTGCGAATTTGTTGTATCTGTCTTCTCCCTCTTCTAGCCAGTCGATTACTTTATAGTTCATGCTCTGCCAGCTTTTGTCCATTGCGGTGTATAAATCGTCACCCTTTGCATCTCTCTGCTCAATCCAATCAGCAACAAATTGCGGGACTTTTAAAACTTGAGCTGGCGCAATCAAATCCCTTTCATCCAGCCAAGTCATGCCCATGTCTCCACTATATTTAATTTGGTAGGATATAGCATTTTTAGTTTCTTCTATTTCAGTTACAACACCTTGTTTCAATTTACCTGACCAAATAAACTCTACTTTATCGCCTTTTCTAAATTTCATGCTTGTTCCTCCTTAAAAAGATTTAATTGCATAGGTGGCTCAAAATTGCACCAAATAATTTCTTGCCTATCTGATTTCTTTTCTGATGTAATGCCTACTTTTGTCATTGTTTTAAGAGCTGTCCAGTCTGATAACTCTTGTTTATATAGTTCTGATTCATAGCCGCTTAACATTACTTTGCCCTCATGATTTTTAAGCACTTTGAGTAACTCTTTATGTTGTTCTAAACTAAAATCGTGCTGATAATGTGGACTTACTAGCGATGTCGGAATATATGGCGGGTCACAATATATCAGTGTATCTTTATCGTTATGCTGTTCAATCAGTTTAATTGCATCTACATTTTCGATTTGAGCGTCTTTCAGTCTTGCTGCAGCTATTCCAATTCGGTTATACATGTCATTCCATTCATATGCGTTGTAAGGACCATTCCAAGACACGTTTTTTCTAAATCCAACATTTGCATTGGTCTTACCACCAACAGCAAACCAGAGCCTCACAGCCATGCGTCTAGCGTCTTCTAATGAATCACTTGATATTTCATGCGAAAGCATATACTCTTCACGAGAATACAGCGTGTGCATAATTAAATACTGCAGTTTTTCTGGATTATCACGCATTGCTTTAAAAAGATTAACTAGTCGACTGTCTAAATCGTTTATCGTCTCTAAAGTAGCTTTTTGCTTGTTCATAAAGACTGCGCATGATCCGCAGAATGGTTCTAAATAACTTTTATGCTCCGGCATATTATCAATGATTAAATCTGCCAAACTCCATTTACTGCCCGGATAATTAAGTATTCGTTTCACTTTCTAGCCTCCTTCTGTTCCTCCGTAAGCCTTTGCTTAAGTCCTAACACATACTTTCGTTCTACCGTTTCACATAAATTCAAACTAGCTCTATACTTAATTTCGTTAAACGTCATGTTTGTAACTGGTTTTGCGTGATCATAAATCGTTAAAGTTTTGTCTTTGAACATAGCAGGATTTCGCAAAATAAATTTATACATTTTTGTAATGTGCTTATAGTGTCGAATTTCTGTCGGTTTCCCACCAAGCCTTGACACATGCCAATAATATTTCCCCAAGAAAAACATCCTTTCTAACTTCTTAATTTATAAATTCTTTATCTCTTCTAGCTTTTCAATCAGTTGTTCGTTCGTTAATTCAAGCAAAATATCTTTTATAGAGTTTTTTCCGTCATGAGACTTTACAAGTACGAGTGATACAAAATTAGAGTCAAGGTTTTCTATCACTCTCGCTTGATAGCCATTTTCAAAACTATAAGCAGTTAGCTTTATACCGTTGTCACCTAGTCTTATTCTTTCTGTGATGTATTCTTGATACTCATTTGCGATTGTTTTCATGTGTTTAACTCCTTGCTCAGCCATATTTGAGTTTCTTTGTTATCTTTCTTTGATGTCTCATTTATCAATCGCTCTAAAATCTCAATCTGAAAATCAATTTCTTTGCGTTTTTTCTTTTTGATATAACAACATTTCTTTTAATCTGCATAAATCGATTGTATTTTCTACATTCATCTATCAACGCTCCTCAGTGTCGAAATCCATCATCCCAGTAATCATCAACTATCATCGGATTTTCTACATTCATTCTCTATCACTCCTTGCAAGCAGCATTAATAGTAGTATTAATGCAACAATCATTATTAATTCAGCCATTTAATATCAATCCGCCGATTCCTGCAACGAATGCAATTAACACTGTCAAAGCTAAACAAATTAATGTATTTCTGTCTGATTTTTCAATATATTCATTTCCGTTTTCATCTACACTGACTAGTCCGAAAAATCGTAAAAGCTTCATTGCAAAACCTCATTTCAAAAATATTTTTATCCATTCAGCGATAATATATGTGACTGATAATAATGCACCTACTTGAAAACAAAACATAAATACTAGTAGCTTACTTTCATGTTCATTTAAAAATTTCTTCATTCTCATATCTCCATTTCTGTGATATAATTACCTTAAATATTATTTTGTAACTCACGGTTTTAGTAAGCACTAACTTACTATTCATCACTGTGGGTTTTTCTTTTACCATCGATTTACAATTGAATTCGCAAAACGATGCTTGTATTTTGGTCTCTTTTTGTGTTTCATTTGATAGTCTAAGTGTCGAGATTGAAGCTCTGTGAGTAAGTATTTGCCCGTTGATTTAGGACTAAATTCTGGATCGTATTTTCGTATTTCGGCAAGTAATACTTCGACTTCATCAATCATCTTCAAACCTCCTTATATACAAATTTTTTAATTAACCAATTGTTAGCTTTCACTGCATCAAATGCCCACGCTTCACGTTGATTCTTTGTAGCCCAATTGCTAAATTCAGCAAGTTCTGGAAAGTCTTTAATGTTATCCAGCCACCAACCGTAAGTTCTTGGACTAGCTTGTGCAAAATCTTCTAACGTCCATACTCCGTATAAAAAATTGATAGGTCTATGTTTATTTTTTACAGGACGAGCCATTTTTATTCTCCTTTCTCTAATTCAATATCTAATGCTAAAATCTCGATGATGTTTTTTCTCACTTTCAACGCTTCACGTCTGCCGTTGATAATATCTGATAAATACGGATTGCTAATATTCAATGTCTTTGCTAAATCCGATTGTTTCATATTAATTGCTTTTAGTTTCGCGTAAACCGCTACTGCAAAACGCTGATGTTCTACTGACATGTTTTTGCTCCTTTCTATCTTTTTAGCTAATTATTTAGCATATTGTTGACAAATATTAAAGATTATTGTAGAATATAAACATAGTTAAACAAGCCTTATAAAAAGCCATTAATCGTTGGGGAACGAGTATTTTATAGGTTTATTTGTTGACTCGTTTAGCTAAATAATTAGCTTATGAACATAGTATATTAAAGATTTCTAAAGAAGTCAATAGTTTTCTACAAAAATCTTTAATTATTTTTCATGTGCTTACTTAGGTGGTTGCTATGACAGCATTTGACAGAGTAAAAGAGTTGTGTAAAAAACGCGGCATTCCTGTTTCAAAATTGGAATCTGATGTTGGATTTGGTAAAAATTCTATATACTCGTGGAAACAAAACAATCCTTCGACGGACAAACTTCAAAAAGTTGCTGACTACTTCAATGTCTCTACCGATTATCTGCTAGGGCGCACTGATAATCCTTATTTGGATGACATCCCTCATGAAGCGGCAACACTTGCAGCTCACATTGATCCCGCTGCCACAGAAGAAGATATGAAAAAAATTCTTGAATATATTGACTTGATTCAACAAAAATATAAATAAGAAATGAGATGTGTGTATGTGGTTAGATAAATACAGAGAGCAGTATCCTGAGCTAACTATCATTGAAGACAAAAATATGAATGAAGTTCACAAAGGTTTGTATTATAATAGTAGAATATTCGTAAATCCTCGACAAAATGACGTTGAAATGCGTTGTACTCTAGCAGAGGAAGTTGGACATCACAAATTGACAGTTGGGAATATTATTAATCAAAATACAGTTAATGAAAGAAAACAAGAAAGATTAGCAAGGAATTGGGGTTATGAATCACTGATACCTTTACGAAAAATTATCGATGCTTATTATGAAGGATTTACAGAATACTATGAAGTCGCTGAGTTTTTAGAGGTGACAGAAGATTTTTTAAAACATTCTATTGAATACTATAAGAATAAATATGGAAATACTGTGGAATGTAATGGCTATGTAATTATTTTTAGAAGTAGCTTACAGATTATTGCTTGTTAGATATTTACACTATTGTGTTTATATAAAAATATACTAAAGGGAGAATTGGGATGAAAAAATTATTATTGTTAGCAGGTTTATTAATTGTTTTTAGTTTTGGCCTAACAGCATGTGGAAATTCAGCTTATAACGAAAAAGAGGAAAGTAACAAGGAAAGTGAACAAACTAATGATTTGGTCAGTACAAAAAACTATAATATCAATGAGATTAATGAAAATGAAGAAACGCAAGGTAAACACTTAGAGGTTGTTGTAAAAGATAAAATCTCAAAAAAACAATCTGACGAAATAGTTAATAAAGTAATCGACAAATACAAAAGCAAAGTAGATGCACTTTATGTAAACATGCATTACACAGAGGGCGCCTACTCAGCTATATTAAATGCTCGTCACTCTTACAATAAAAATGGAGTCAAAATAACTGGTTTAAAAGTAGGTGAGACAGAAATTGAAATGAACAAAAATTTTAACAAAGATAGATAACAAAAAAACGCCCTTCCCCGCACAGGATAAGCGTCTTAAATACACGCGTAGGAGCGTGCAAATTTATTTTACCATAATTTGTTGCGCCCTTCAAAAGAACATATGTTCCAAAAATAAACAGGTGGTGGTATTAATGAAGATAAAAAAATTAGCAAACGGTAAATATTGTGTTCGCCTACGTATAAAAGTCGATGGTGAATGGAAAGAAAAGCGTTTGACAGATACAAGTGAAACAAACTTAATGTATAAAGCATCTAAATTATTAAAACAAGTTCAGCATGATAGTAGTTCTCTGAAAGAATGGAACTTCAAAGAATTTTATACGCTATTCATGAAAACATTTAAAGATGGGAAAAGTAGTCAATCTACTATTAATTTATACGATCTTGCTTATAATCAATTCGTTGATTATTTCGATGAAAAAATTAAACTTAATTCGATTGATGCGGTTCAATATCAACAATTTATTAATCATTTATCTGTAGACTATGCAATATCCACTGTAGACACCAGACACCGCAAAATTAGAGCGATTTTTAACAAGGCTGTTCATTTAGGTTACATGAAGAAAAACCCCACTATAGGGGCTCATATAAGCGGACAGGACGTAGCGAAAAATAAAGCACAATTTATGGAAACAGACAAAGTTCATTTACTATTAGAAGAACTTGCAAAATTTCATTCTATATCACGAGCAGTTATCTTTCTAGCTGTCCAGACAGGCATGAGGTTCGAAGAAATTATTGCACTAACAAAGAAGGATATTAATTTCACTAAACGTTCAATAACTGTGAATAAAGCTTGGGATTACAAGTACACTAATACATTCATTGATACCAAAACAAAAAAATCACGAGTGATCTATATTGATAACTCTACCGCTCAATATTTACATTCGTATTTAAATTGGCATACTGATTATATGAAGGAACATGCTATTAAGAATCCATTGATGTTATTATTCATCACTTACCACAATAAGCCAGTAGACAACGCGTCTTGTAATAAAGCTTTGAAGAAGATATGTAGTACAATCAATTCTGAACCAGTGACATTACACAAGCTACGACATACGCATACAGGCTTATGTGTAGAAGCGGGTATGGATATTATTTATGTAGCTGATAGGCTTGGTCATGATGACATTAATACAACATTAAAATACTATAGTCATCTAAGCTCTAATTTAAGACAACATAATCAGTCCAAAGTAGATGCTTTTTTCACACTAAAAACAGATGAAAATACCACAAATTTTACCACAAATGCCACAAAAACAACGGAATAAAACGGGTATTATACGATATAAAAAAAACTCCAAAACATTCATCCGCCCTTTAATATCAAGGCTTTTCAACGTTTTAGAGATTTCTTTACATTACTATTTAA